ACGAAATGCTTGGAAAGAAAGTGGCATTTGCTTAAGCGTGGGCTCATAGTGGCTTTCGCCACCATGCACGCCTCAGCAGCCACCTTCTCGTAATGGTAGGCGCCGCGCCTGACCCGCTTACGGAGGACAGCAAGCATGTCATCACCCAAGATGACAACCCTGGGGGTGTCTACCCTGTACTTCTTTACCCAAGAGTAGAAGATGCACAGGTTCCAGAATGAATTTCTGAAGGTTGTATCTGTCGCACCAGTCGCTAGTTGATGCTCGGCCACGGCGGACACGCCGTACTTCGTGTTATAGACCGAGTAAGAACGAGAGGCGACGCGATGCAACCTCAGAAACCATTTGGGGCACCCGAGTCGACGCATCAAAGCAATCTCCAAGTCCAAAACGTCAGCAACTTGAGTGCTGTCGTTTGAGGAGAAATCCGCTTCGATGCAGCTTCCCGGTGAAAATTCACTTTCTAAGAAGCTGGCGATCTCGGGAGTATGTTGCTTGTAAGCAAACATTACCTTGGCGCTTGTCAAATTGCTCTCTGTTGACTTTAACCGGACCATGAGTTCGGTAAAGATAGGTCCGCTGATGCAATTGTAGACATCAGACCCCTTGAAAATGATCCTAGGGGCGACCTTGTCATGGTCCTTGACGAGAGCTTCAATCTTCGTGAACAATTCCTTAGAGGAATAGTCACGAAGCGCGTGCGAGCCGAGGAGGTCATATGCTTTGACCATCCTAACTTGTTTCTCGGAGTCAAATTGACTGTTCCAAGATTGGAACAGTTCAGTGTCCCACTCGAACTTCGGGTGGGGTACTGGAACCAACTCCTTGATCAGTTGTCTTGAGCGGCCTCGCAGCCAAGGTGCTATCTGCCCACGAGGAACATTGTTCACCCGCTTGTTGAATGCAGACAGGAAATCCGCGCGCGAAGTTGTCGCTATATAAGGAATCTTATCGCGGATGACGGGCCCCAGGTATCCTTGGGCCTCATTGCCTATAGTCTCGCCTCGGGCGAGCGCATTGCCATCACGCACACGTGCGCGAACGTTGAATCGGAACCGTTTTTGGGGTTGCGAACGGTGCCCATCTGCGCCCCTCGTTGCACGAGAGACTATAAACCTGTTGCCTGACGGCATCGGGTTAGGGTGGCTTTGGCGTTGGCCTTAGCAGTGGAATGGGCAGTGGCTGTGGCAAGTTATTAGCCGTTCG